TTTATTTACAGGATTACTACTTGCATCAATAAATTTAATGGTAAAACCACTTCCAGATATGTTTGTTATCTCAAATCTTTCATTAGCAGCTAAATCATTGGCAGTAATACCTATGCTTGGTTTCTGAGTATCAACACCGACACTGGTTTCTGCTGCTCCTGTAAAAAATGCTTGGTCAAAAGTAACAGCTAATCCAGAAGCACTTGTACCACTACTTAAATTACTTTTTTGCTCTGTTCTTCTGTCTAATTCTGCTTTATATCCAAGTTGATCTATCTCTATACTTTGTGCTGGATCTTCTGATTCTAATAAACACCTAAATTTAAAGCCTCTGCCAACATACGTTCCATTAGCAAAGATATTAAATGTTTTACCTGTAAAATCACTATCTTGATAACTAGAACCATTAGAAGGTGCATCAGAGGTCACTGCCACCAACAGTTTTGAGTTAACATTAAACGCTGTGGCTGCATCGAAATCAGTCCAGCTATCTATATTTGCTGTTCTTTTATCAATCAAATCATTAGGATAAAAACCCTGTGTCACAAAATGTCTTGTTAGACGTAAAGGATTAACAGCACCAAGATCAAGGATCTTAGCAAAATCATAACTACCACCTGTTAAGAAATCTACATCACCAATAAAGTCAAAATCAGCAATAGCATCAAAATCTGTTGCATCATCTAAAGTTTCAGTTGATCCCAAAACAAGACCATTTACTTCATCAGAAAAGAAACAGTCAGATTTAGTTCCAGCGAAAGGAGGTGAATCTGTATCTTCTCTATCATTAAAAACAAGGAGTTTAGGTAATGGATCAGGGTTAACAACAACAACAGATGCTTCTCCAGAACTTAACCTGCCACCATCATCTCTGAATTTAAGAATATATTCACCATCAATAGCAGGCAGCATTGTTTCACTGACTGATCCTGGTAAGGCAGGGATTAAGTCAACAGAATTAGTAAACGTACCACTACCATCTGTTAAATTACTATGTCTGACGACTACGTTTCCACCATGTAATACATCAATATCAGTGGATTTATCAAAACGTAATCTCATTAACTGATCTGATATAGTTTCCACTCTTAGATTTTGTACATCACCAGGTAATGCAGTTTTACCAACAGATGTAAATTCTATTTCATTTGGTCTTTCACTTAATTTATTTATTGTATTTATAGAAAATACTCTGATAACAAACTTACCATTAGTAATATTATCTATATCAAAATCAGTAGCTTTTACCTGTTGATTAATAAAGTTTCCATTCTCAAATTTATATTGTAGATAATATCCAATAGCACCTTTAACAGCAGCAAATGATATTGATAATCTTGCAACTGCTTTATTGTTGATAACAATAAGTGACTCAGAAGCAGTTAAGTTTTGTGGTGCAGGTAGTTTCTTTGTAATTAAAGTAAAGTTTTTTGTAGGCAAAGCTGTGCCATCTTCAACAAAGGCATATTTACCACTGTTATGTGATGCTGCTGTAATGCTAAATGTAAGATTTTCCTGTTCCTGTACGTTTACAACTCTCCATGTTGTAGGTTCAAGTGTTGTATTCTCTATAACCCAGACACTATTTGCCTGTGGTACGAAGGAAAAAGCAGAAGAAACAGTAACAGTAGCACCTGATATGCCACTAATCTCTTTTGTCTCAAGCGTTCCATCAGATAAAATTACTGATAGTTTTGCAGTATTTGTAGTAACGAGATCCGTAGATGCTGTATCATCAACTTCTATCTGAGTTGTACTGATACCTGTCTTTATTCTTCCTCCTCTTCTGACTCCCTGTTTTACCTCATCTGCCACTGATATTATCTGTCCAGGACGTACCAATACACCTGCTTCAGCAGTAATACTGAAGTTAACTATTTCAGAAGAATTATTTTGGTTAAATAATAACCATTTCGCCATTCTTGAAGCCTGACCTCTTGATGTTGTGGCAAAACTTTTTATTGTCTGTGTTTTAATTCCATACCTTGACTGTGCTGTTGTGTCATCTACTGTTTCATAATCAATAGCAGTTGTTGTCATATCAAAGAAGCCTACATTTATCTTTGTAAACTTGGCCCTCTGACTTTGATTGCTATATGAAAAACCACCTTCTGTTACATTGGAGATATTGAAGGTATAGACAGGATCAGATGGTCTATCCTGTGAGATCGTAATACTGCCTGCTTCATAAAAAGCCTGTACTCTCATTACAGAACAAAGATCCTGTATTAATTCAAATGCTTCCTTCTGATTATTAATATTTACATTGCAACTAAACCTAGCTTCAGTTGTACCTGTTCCAGAACCATCATCTATCTGTGTTGAGTTGTATTCAGAAGCAGAATAGAAAGCAAATTTATCTATTGCTGTCTCTGGAATGGACGCTCCGTAGCGGGTGTTGGTTAGGACATCATATAGAACCCAAGCTGGATCGTTTGTCCATTCTTTATCTGTTTTTAACGTACCATTAAAACTACCACTAAAAGATAAACTGCCATCAGACCTCACAGTTGCATTATGTGGGATTTTTACTTTTATTCCTCTTATTCTGTATGTTCTTGTTGGTATTGATCTGAATGATTCAGCATTAAAACGTAAGCCAACGTGTGCAATATCTACATAAGCTCTCTGTTCTGCTGTTATCTCTGTAAAGGATGACCAACTAAACTTATTCTGTAAATTAGTATCAGTAGAATCATTCGTAACTCTAAAGACAGTAGCAGTTATAGGATAATTTAGACCTGATAAATTTTTTATCATATAATCTCTAAAGTACTGCGTATTAGTCTTACCGATTACTGCGCCTCTTGTACCAGAAATAACAGTATGTTCTATACCATTATTTTCTGTAATTTTTATTTGTAAATTAACTTGCGTACCATTTGTTGATCCATCAGATGTATTAAATTCCTGCAAAGAAGGAAATACAATAGTGATTCTTAATTTATCTATCTGATTTGAAACAGTTCTTGAAACAGGTGTTGCTTTTGTAACTTCTATACCAACAGCAGTTTCAGATTCTATTTCATTAATAGTATCTAATGCAGTTTGACTAGACGTTCCAAATCTAGGTTCAAAACTAATATCTTCTCTTGAGAAATTAAAATCACCTTCAGTAAGATTATTTATGTCTGCTGAACTTTTTAGAATTGGAGTTCCATTTAAATGTACATTTTTTAAACTTGCAATATTATACTTATCAGTACCTCTTGTAAGATTTGCATCTAAAGCAGCAGGAAAACCATTTATCTCTCCTTCTGATAGAACATCTATAAGATCATTTGATTGCTTACTTGATAAAATTGATTCATTATTAGTCCTAATACCATCAACATCACCAGTTACACTGTTATCTTGTTTTGAAAAAGTGGCATTACCTGATGTAGAAACTGAAGTGCTACTTGCAACTTTAAATTCGGTTGATGAAGTGACAGAAGTGACAGTTACATTCTCTGTTGTACCAGAACCAGATGTCACGTTTAGATCAACGACATCACCTACAGCTAATGTTTCTGTTCCATTATGAGTAACAGTGATAGTGTTTGCTGATTGAGAATATGTGCCAGATTTTTCTCTATCAATAAAAAATGTAATTGCGTAGCTTTGAGAAGCTGAATATGTTTGCGTAACTGTAAAAACTGTAGAGGAGGTTACTGAAGCTACAAATAATTCACCTGGTTCTATATCTCCCGATACAATATGCTGCATGAATACTTTGTCACCAGCAACGACTGTTACATCACCATCATGTGTAATTGTTCCAGTTGTACCTGTCTGAGAATAAGTTGCAGACTCAATGGCAAAACCATTTTTTCTAACTAATTTACCTGTTAATGGATCAAATTCAACATCATCACCAATACCACTTGCACCAAAACTTTTAAAAAAGTCATCTAATTGTTGGTCTGTCGTGCTGCCAAAGAAATGAGATTCGATGGCATCATCAATCATATATTCATCATCTGGACCGAATGGATCTATAGGCATTAGACAGAAACCTCAATCTGGTCTGTATCAATTCCATTTGATACGTTTATACTTCCGACAAAGATATCTCCATATACAAGAGGTAACGCTACACCTGCTCTTGATACGTTTGTGACCCCACTAAAGGCAAAATTGACAGTGGCATCTTCTGGTTCTAAAGATGACATCGGTTTTGGTTTTGGTGTTAAATAATTATTTACACTATTAAGAGCTAAACTAGTTCCAAGAAGTGTAGCTCCACTTGCAAAAAGTCCAAGTCCTGCACCAGCTTTTAGGCCAATAGCAAGACCTAATTCAGTTGCAAAACCAGATAATAATAAACCTCCAATCAATCCAAAAATTTTACCTTCGACAACTGGTATTATTTTAATTTCTTTATCTATAGGATTTAATAAATCATCTTTAGTTGCATTATATTCTCCCATATCTATCCGATAATATTTATTCATCATGTATTTCTCTAAATCAGGATGATTGCATAATAAAAATTTCATAACTTCTCTTGTATTTCTTACCTCTGCCTTCTGTTCTTTCCATCCTACAAAGTCTGCCAGATCCCCATATAGTTTTACTGTCTTAAGCATATCTTTAATTAATATTTTTTATATCTGATGGTTCTATTTTAAACCAATTTTTAGTCAAAATTCCAATGATATACCAGGTTCTATTAGATCGTTTACAACTTATAATATCTGCTTCACTAGGATGCTCCGTGCCAATCGGATGAGAATGTATAACAGCATGTATTCTGCCATATTTATCCTCAGTTTCAGCCCAATCAAAAGGATCTAATAAGAACTGCAAATCATTATGTAAAGCTAAGTTTTTACAGGGAATATATTTATCTTTATTTAAATAATTAACAAGTAGTCCACATGATTCTCTTGGGAGTTCTTTCAATGCGTGTTTATATGCAGAAATTTTCCAGTTCATTGATTTATAAAAGTTCCAACACCAGGAAAAAGATCTCTTGTAACTACTCTTTTAGGAAGTTGTAGATTAATTAAATCAAGTTCAGATGCTAATTCAAATTGCACAACTTCTCTATTTTCAACAACTTTTCTATCAATAAAATAAATCTCTTGTGGTAATTCCTGTGTTGTATCAGGTGTACCAAATGGATTTGTACCGCCTGTAAAGTTTGCAGCATCTAAATATCTTGCAAGTGTTCTTATCCTTGTAAATTTTGCACCATTTAAATCATTATTAGCAGTAACAGCATTAACAGTTGCAAACAAAACAGTGATAGTTCCTAAAATATTACTAATAGTAAAAGTAGGT